GTTCATTATATCTTCTTCTCCATCTCACTTTTATAATCTCTAACTTAAATTTTTGTCCTGCGATAATATTTAGAATTCTAGGTTTACTATACATATTGACCCATGCTCCAGTATGACCAAACCCATCTCTTTCACACCAATTAAGTCTTTCTTTTTGTTTTGGTGTTGCGAACCAAGTTACAATACAGAGTCTTTTAGTTTTCTGTAATAGAGTCTTAAAATAATCATAAGCATTGTTTGGGTCTTGATGTTCTAAAACATGCCTTGTATATGTGATGTCATAGGAATCTTTAATATCTGTAAAATTCGCTAACCTAAAATCATATTTATCATTATACTTCTCATTTGCAAAATTCACAAATTGCTCAGTAATTTCAAATCCAGTATATTTTATTTGACCAGAGTCATGTAATTGTTTAAAACAATGATCAAAATCATACGTATTACCAAAACCAATCTCTAAAAAAGATAGATTCTTACTTTTTTTAATCTCTTTACGAATTTCCTGGTATGCTTCATTTCTTGCATATCTATAATTTGTTGAAAGAAATTTATCCCATTCTTCTCTGGTAATTGGATTTTGCCAAGGTGCTCTAAAGTCTCTTTTACTTTTGTTCATTTTCTAAAATTTCCAAAATTTTATGTAGGTTTTCACCAATGTGCTCTAAAACTAGATATATAGATACTAACATATCATTCTTTTCTGGATTATTTTGCAACTCTGCTACTTCATTAACAATACTATCTGATTCAATTTCAGTTGAAGGTATAAAATCAACCACATACTTCTTTCCACAATTTTCACATTCTCCATAATAACCATCTTCAGCATCAGTTGGAATTTTAATTAGTTCATTACACTTTTTACATCTAGTATTGTGATCCTTTACTACTGTTGGTCCTAATGCTATCATTACTACTCCAATATTCTTTTAAGTATCTCTGAACTGGACGTAATTTTATCTGCTAATCCAAAAACTAATTCTATATTATACTTCTTACAGATTTCAGTCTCAGGAATATCTTCAACATTTCTTCGATCTCCACCATTCCCAAAATAAAGTTTAAAATTCTTATATATCCTGGCTGTTTCTTCTAATGTTTTACATACTGAAAGATCACCATCCATAGATATTATTACTCTATCTACACATCTAAGGCTTCTGATAATCTCTGATCTTTGCCATAAAGGAATAATAATTTTTCCTTTCTTTAAAACTTGCTGATGATCATTATTGACGATACACCATACTTGGTCAAAGTTTTTTCTAGCCACTTGAAACATATGAAGGTGGCCTATATGTAAGGGATTAAAATATCCTGAGGTTATACAAACTTTAATCATTGTTTTCAGGCACTATTTTAATGGTTTCCTTTTGTTCTTTAATTTTCTCTAACTCTTCTATAGGATCAAAACTTCTAGGCATGATTTCTCCTTGACTAATAGTTTTCAATATTGTTTCATTACTAAGTAATCCTTGATTCTTTAATTCTATAAATGCTTTTAGTAACTCAGGAGTCATAGACTGAAGATTATAGTCTAGATTATATGAAACTTCGATTTCTGGATTAGTTAAATTAATCCACTTTGCCCAATATTCCCAACACTGTTCCTCAGAATTAGAGAAACCTATTGCCCTTGTTTGAATATCGCTAAGAGCATCAAGTCTATCTAACTTTTTAGCTTCTGCTGTTTGAGGAGCAGATCCTTTAGGACGAACTTGCTTAAGAGCTAAATCAAATATTTCATCATTAATTGCTACTTCTGCGTCACGAAGAGCTGTCATTGCTGCACCAGATATCTCAGTATATTTAGCATCAGAATTCTCATCTCCAATTAAAGCATAGTCTTCTGAAACTACTATAGGTTCATCCTTATTAAAATTCTTAAGAAATAGAAGTGGGAAAGCACTCATAGACTCAGTGTGTTGTCTAGCACTATGTTTATTATATAACTCTAAACTTAAATCGGCTATATCCGAGATAGCTGCTTTTCCTACACCTTGAGAAATCTTCTCAGAATAAAAAGGTACAAGAGTTACTTCTCCAACAGATATATCTCTCTCATCTAATAAAACTGCTACGTCATTATCCTTATCATCTTTTTCATAGTAATAAATATATTGTTTATCCGGAGTTATAAGTCTATATTGGACTCTTCTAGTTGGAGGCAGAAATGGTGTTTTTTCAATAGTTTTAATCTCTCTAATAACTACCCACTCAAGTCCACTTACTCCTTCTTTCCAATTTAATATATCTCTTGGATCAATAGAGCAAAAGTATGGTCTCAATCCTAATCTTTCTTCATCTTCTTTACTTTGTTTGTCTATTTCTGAAATATCAGGATTAACTGAATAATCAACCAATACATAATAAACTCCAAAAACTTGAGCCATCTTAGTAATGAAAGAAAAGAATTTATTAACTGAGGTTCCTTTACCATCTACATTATTTTTAAAATCTTCTAGTTGTTTAGGAAGTATTCGTATTGGTTCTCTATGCCAAATATATCCTTGAAAAATACTTACAACTTGAAAACATTTATTGTAGTATATTGCTTCTCTTTTTCTAATTGCATATTTCTTACTTGGTTCATTAGCTCTCTTAATTAAATACTTGTCATTAGGAGCATTTTGTATGGCACCACCGCCTATATAACAATTATAGAGGTCATCCCACTTCGGAGTTAATATATCATAATTCTGGTGTGTTCGATCTAAACGATATTCTCTATCTCCATTTGTCATTTCATTAACTAACTCAGAGAAATCATATGAAAGTTTTTTCTTCAACATTTAAACGCTCCTTTATGTTTAATAAATTAAAAGATTTTCAGTAGAAACCATTTTCCAGTTTATTCTTTTATTCATCAGCATGTACCTTGTAGTATCCAAAGAGTGATCATTAACAGCATCAATATCATCAAGATTCTTTGGATCTCTTTGGGCTGATTCAATATCTCTTATAAAGACTGGGCAGTATTCTGAAACGAAGAATTTCTTAGTAACAAGCCTATTAATCATCTCTTGCCAACCAGAAATTCTAGCCTTATCACTACGAACAAATAAGTCTTTTCCTGCTCCTTGTCTTAAACCATCGGCTATGTTTGATTTTCCTCCACGAGATTCCCAAATCTGATTATCAGCAGGACCTTTAAGAACTGGCATTTTAAATTGCTTTTCTCGTTCTGCTATTCCTCTACCAATTTCAATATTTGGTATTTTTGTATCTGTCCATTCTCGGATTAAGAAGATAGTTTTCCTATCATAAGTCACACCATTTATAGTAATTGGGTTTAGAGTTTCAGCAAACCATCCAACATAAAATGGAGAAGCAAATCCCCAGTCGAATGCTCTATATATTCTAAAATTTATTGGATCTACTTTAAATGGTTTAACAACAAATTCTTTATGAAACCAAACATCAGCAAAGAAACTACCTATATCTATATCCCAATCACAGTTAACCCAACTTCTTACTAATTCCTTATTTGGGAGAGATAATAATTTCTTTCTATATTCAATCCCTTCCTGTTGAGTCATGAAAGGTATATTCTCAATAAGATTCCCTTGAAGCGCTACTCTAAAATGACCAGATGTTTTATCTTTAATTGGAACTCCCCAAGTACCCACTGGATCTATCCAATAATTCTTTACTTCAGTTCTACCGCTTCCCCACGTGTTTCCTGTACATAAGTAATTAAGTGGAACGTTTTGACTAGATGCTCTATTACTTGATTTTAGAAGATGATATCCTTCAAGAGTAGGCCAGTTACATATCTCTTCCCAGCATATAAAGGAGTATTCATGCCCCTGATATTGCCAATAATCATCTAAGGATTGAAAGTAAGAGAAGTAAAGAATTTCACCAGTTTCAAAAGTCCAAGAGTGATCTGACCCATTAAATCTTGCTGTAGGAAAAATCTGAGAAAACCATTTCTTACTTCTTGATACTAAATCTCTTAATTCTGGATAAGTTCTTCTTAAGATTAATCCTCTATAATCAGATCCAAACCCCCTACCTACATTCTTAGCAAATTTGAAAAGAACTGCATCAGTTTTACCACAAGCTCTAGTTCCAAAATAAGCAATTTCTGATAATGGACATGAAAGAAATAGAGATTGGGTTCCTAAATTAGGTTTCCATACAACTTTCTGAGGCATTACTCGTCTTTCTTAACATCAGCGATAGAGATAGTAATTTGATCTTTAATATTTTTAACATCTTCAGACCATTTATTTAGATCTTTCTCTTGAGGTGGAAGAACTACTACACCAACAGTAGAAGAAGTCTTAAGATTTACATTGACACTATTATTCAAAAGTCCCATTAGTTTAGTTGCTAATTCTAAATATTTATGTCTAAGATTCAAATCAGGAATTCCAGATCTCCATGAGTTAATCTGTTTCATTGCTTCTAATCCTTCAAGAATCTTCTCGGTTATTAGATCTTCAGTTATCCCGTGAGCTCTCATAATATCTGCAAGAGGAACTTTTATTTTCCTTAGACATTGAGAAGCAGCAGCAGTACAACTATTATAACTCTTGGGGTCTGTGAGGTCAAATCTATTATTTCTTGCTCGGTTATAAGATTCTGCAACCTTTCCAGTTTCAATGTAATATTGAATGAATCTTCGTTCCCAAGGTTTAAGATCTTTCTCGTCTTTAATCACTCTTAATCCTCTCCTTTTAACTAATTACTAATCCTAACTATTCCAGAAGATCTCTTAAAAGATTAGGATCTTTCTCTATACAGTCCTCTATACATTCTGAAGTTTCCATTAACC